CCAATCTTAAAACTGTCCATTGAGCACCTCCAGAGGTGCTTTTTTCTTGTATAATTAGTTCAGTTAACACAAAGCAAGTCAAATGAGTCTTTCTAAAGAAGGCATCGTGAGTTCTCTCCAGTCCACCTATGGTGAAAGTGTCACTACTGCTGACATCAAAGCATGGTGCGCTATGAATGACTGCAACTATCAAACTGTAACCAATAAACTGACAGACTACAAAACTGGTCGTGGTCGTTGGAACCTGACTGTGACCGAACAACTTGAGCAGACCTATCAGGCACCTGCTGCACTTCCTGCTATTGAACAAAACCTTATTCCTGAGAAAGATGATTCCTTCGTCAAGTTTGGCAATTTCGGTGATCTTAAAAAGATTATTCAGTCCCGTCTCTTCTACCCTACGTTTATCACGGGTCTCTCGGGCAATGGTAAAACGTTTTCTGTCGAACAAGCGTGTGCCCAACTCGGACGGGAACTCATCCGTGTAAACATTACTATCGAAACTGATGAAGATGATCTTATTGGCGGTTTCCGTCTTGTTGATGGCAACACCGCCTGGCATAACGGGCCCGTCATCGAGGCGCTCGAAAGAGGTGCTGTACTGCTCCTTGACGAAATCGACCTCGCCTCTAATAAAATTCTCTGTCTCCAATCTATCCTTGAGGGGAAAGGAGTTTTCCTTAAGAAGATCGGACGGTGGGTTACTCCTGCAAGTGGATTCAACGTCATTGCCACAGCCAACACTAAGGGTAAAGGTAGTGACGACGGACGATTCATTGGAACTAATGTGCTCAACGAAGCGTTCCTTGAGCGATTCCCCGTCACCTTCGAGCAAGAATACCCCTCAGTAAAGACTGAACAGAAGATTCTGGAGAACGTGGCACGAGACCTTAACGTGGTTGCTCCTGATTTCTGCAAGCGTCTGGTTGACTGGGGTGACATCATCCGCAAGACTTTCTATGATGGTGGTATCGAAGACATTATCTCCACTCGTCGTCTGGTCCACATCATCCGTGCTTACAGCATCTTCGCTGATAAGGCAAAGGCAATCTCTGTCTGCATCAATCGTTTTGATGATGAAACCAAGCAAGCATTCATGGAACTCTATGACAAAGTAGATGCAGATTTCCAGATGCCCGAAGAAGAGCATCCTGGTGATAACATCTATGTAATTGACAACTCCAAGACGGAGTGATATAATGACTAATGCTTGGTCCCTACTATATGATGTAATGACAGAACACTCAGAATACTATTACGATACTGATCGTAATCGAGACCCAGGTATGAAACCATGGGGTCACAGTGACCTAGAGTACCAAATCGATCTTAACATGAATCAAGACCCAAACCGATACAAATATGATGAGGATTCAATCCTCAAAGAACTACAAGACTATATTTCTGGCACATACAACGCTCACTATTCTGCTGGTGATGATAAAATTCAGACACTTGATCTGATTGAAGCGTGTGGTGATGGAGAAGCATTCTGCCGCTCCAATATCCTCAAGTATGCCTCTCGCTATGATAAGAAAGGCACTGCCAGACGTGACATTATGAAGATTCTGCACTATGCTGTTCTTCTCATGCACTTCAACGACAAGAACGCTAAGCGTGAAACTTACCCACAATGATGAAACTCCGTGAACCTATGAAACTCTCTGAAAAGACAGTCAACCTACTGAAGAACTTTGCTTCTATCAACCAGTCGATTGCATTCAAGAAGGGCAACACTCTCCGCACCATGTCTGTGATGAAGAACATTCTGGCAGAGGCAGAGATTGAGGAAGAAATCCCCCGTGACTTTGCAATCTATGACCTGGTGCAATTCCTGAATGGTGTCACTCTGCATGACAATCCTTCTATCGAATTTCCTAACGAGTCTAACCTGACTATCCGTGAAGGTAAGGATCGTAAGACCAAATACTTCTTTGCTGATCCCAGTGTTATTGTTTCTCCTCCTGAGAAGTCTATTCAACTTCCCACTGAGGATGTGTGCTTTAAACTTGATAGCACTCAACTGCAGTCTCTGCTGAAGGCATCCGCTGTCTATCAACTCCCCGACCTGGTGGCAGTTGGCGAAGCAGGTGTGGTCAAACTGGTGGTTCGTGACAAGAAAAACGATACTTCCAATGAGTATTCTATCAACGTTGGTGAGACTGATCAAGAGTTTAACTTCAACTTTAAGGTTGAGAATATCAAGATTCTCCCTGGAACCTATGAGGTTGTGATCTCTCAGAAACTGCTGGCACGATTCGTCAACACTAACTTTAATCTGACTTACTTTATTGCACTTGAACCTGATTCGACTTTTGGTTGATTCTATCTAATTTATTATGAACATCTTTGCAACTGATCGAGACCCTAATGCATCTGCAAAGGTATTGCCAGACAAACACATTGTTAAGATGCCTCTAGAGTGCTGCCAAATGTTGGCAATTATTTACTCTAGCTGGTATTATGATTGGGGTCCTATTCCTAAGAAGGATGGTGGATACTATGCAACTGCTAAAGGTGCATTTCGTAATCACCCCTCTACTAAGTGGGCAGCGCAGAATATCTACAACACTGCTTGGTTGATCCAACACGGATGTTGTCTTGCAAGTGAGTATCAGTATCGATACAACAAAATTCATTCCTGTGCCCCTGCTCTGTTTGAGGCAAAAAAGATTTTCCACCGTAAGACAGAAGAGGCAATCACTTGCTTCAGCATGGCAGAAAACTTCTCCCGTGCTATGCCTAATGAGTGGAAATATGATGACAGTATTGATACCTTTACTGCATACAAGAGATACATTGCTTCTAAACCCTGGGTGAAAAACAACTATCTTCGTAAACCTGAGCGTAAACCTGACTGGATCTAATGATGAGACACATTCTTTTTACCCTGAAGGGGTGTCCATATGGATTGTTAGATGATGAAGCACACATTCGCAATGTCCTTGCTAATGCTGCTACACTGTCAGAGAGTACTCTCTTAGGCATTCAGTCCCACAAGTTCCAACCTCAAGGTGTGACTGCTGTTGCTCTCCTTGCTGAGAGTCACATTAGTATTCACACTTGGCCAGAGAACGGAATGGCAGTCTGCGATGTTTTTACATGTGGAGAACATACAAATCCAAGATCTGGTGCTACCTACATGTATGAAGCAATGGGTGCAACAGATCTTGTAAGTGAAATTTTTATTAGACCATTGAAATGAGTGATTTTATTTGGGTTGAGAAATATCGACCAAAAACTATTGAGGAATGTATCCTTCCTGAAGCAACCAAGAAGATGTTTCAGGACTTTCTAAATAAGGGTGAGATACCAAACATGCTACTGGCGGGACCTCCTGGCATTGGTAAAACTACAGTAGCAAAAGCATTATGTAATGAACTGGGAGTAGATTACTATGTCATCAATGGGTCCGATGAGGGACGATTCCTGGATACTGTCAGAAACAATGCGAAGAACTTCGCTTCGACCGTATCGCTTCAAGCAACTGCAAAACACAAAGTCATCATCATTGATGAAGCAGATAACACGTCCAATGATGTACAACTCTGCTTACGGGCGTTTATTGAGGAGTTTGCTAAAAACTGCAGATTCATCTTCACCTGCAACTACAAAAACAAAATCCTCGAACCACTTCATTCCCGTTGCACAGTGGTTGAGTTCGGAATTAAAGGAAAAGAACGAGCAACAATTGCCAACGGTTTCTTCGCTCGACTTCGAGAAATACTCGAAGGAGAAGGAGTACAATACGAACCAAAAGTACTTGTTGAGCTCATCAGCAAGCACTTCCCCGACTGGAGACGAGTCCTCAACGAGTGTCAGCGATACTCCGTGGCTGGAAAGATTGATTCGGGAATCCTTGCGTCGTTTGGGGATATCGCAGTAAATGATCTCATTAAGAACCTTAAGGAAAAGAACTTTACTGAAGTACGTAAGTGGATCGTCAGTAATCTGGACAATGATCCTAATGTACTACTGCGTCGTGTTTATGATGCTCTTTACGAAGTTCTGGACGGTCCTAGCATTGCTGCTGCTGTCCTCATTGTTGCTAAGTATCAGTATCAATCTGCCTTCGTTGCCGACCAAGAGATTAATCTTCTGGCGGCGATGACTGAAATCATGGTGGAGTGTGAGTACAAATGATTGACGAGAACGGATGGTGGCAGAGAGACCCAATAAGCGATGAGGAATGTATTCTCATTTGCTTAAACAATGCTCCCTGCGGCACTGATAAAAAACAAGTTGCTAGATTGATCGATGAAATTCAAATCAAAAGTATACGTCAGGTTGAGAGCAGCAGTTGACGACTCTGCAGGCAATGCTGTTCGTGCAGCATGTGGTAAACTGTCAGATATGACATTTAACAAATTGCGATTGGGTAAACTAATCGAGATCGATTTCGACGCTGACAACGAAGAGTATGCCAACGAAGAAATGGAAAAACTTTGCAAACGATTCCTCGCTAACGAAGTTATTGAGGACTATGAATTTACTGTATGGAGTGAAGAACAATGAATGTAAAACTATTACGTATTTCCACTGGTGAAGAAGTGGTCGCAGAGATTGTAGAAGAAACTGATGATTCTATCACTGTAAGAAATGGACTTGTCGTTCTCCCTAATGCTCAGAATGTAGGATTTGCTCCTTGGGCAACTGTGGTTGATCGTCAAGAACCAGAGATTACAATGTCAAAACAGTTTCTTGTTTATGTCGCAACACTTGACCCCACGGTCAAAAACAAGTATTGTGAAATGTTCGGTGGTATCACCACACCTGATAAAAAGATTATTCTGAAATGAAGTCCTATAAGACACCTCTTCGTTATCCTGGTGGAAAGTCTCGTGCTTGCACCAAGATGGATATGTACTTCCCTGATCTACGGGATTACAATGAATACCGAGAACCATTCCTCGGTGGTGGCAGTGTCGCCATTCATATCACCAAGAAATATCCTCACCTAGATGTCTGGGTGAATGACCTGTATGAACCTCTATATAATTTTTGGAGGGTGCTGCAGGATCAAGGTCAGGAACTTTGTGACTCTCTGCAAACTGCTAAGTCTCAGCATCCTGATCCAGTCACTGCTAAGAATCTATTTTTAGAATCAAAGGAAGTAATCAATGACAGAGAAGCGAGTAACCAAGACAGAGCTGCTGCTTTTTATATCGTTAATAAGTGTAGTTTCAGTGGTCTCACTGAATCTTCCTCCTTCTCCAAACAAGCATCAGTCTCAAACTTCTCAATGCGAGGCATCGAAAAACTTCCAGGATATGCAGAACTAATCAAAGATTGGAAAATTACAAACTTAAGTTATGAACAACTCCTTACTGATGACAAAGAGTCCTTCACATACCTTGATCCCCCCTACGACATTCGAGACAACCTTTATGGAAGGAAGGGGAGTATGCATAATGGATTCAACCACGATGATTTTGCTGCCGATTGTGATCGGTTTATTGGTCCTCAACTCATATCTTACAATTCGTCTCAACTGGTCAAAGATCGTTTCCAAGGATGGGAAGTAGGTGAGTTTGATCTCACATATACCATGAGGTCGGTCGGTGAATATATGAGAGAACAAAAACAACGCAAAGAACTTTTACTATTTAATTATGACAAATCCAAATCAACTCTGGGAAGACATGGCGAAACTCAATGCGCTCTATGAAGAGTTGCTTTGGGAACCCGATCAAGAAATTGAGTTCGTAGCAGACTACGAAAACAATCAAATTATTGTTAGACTCAAAGATGCGTAAGTGGTGGAGAATATGGAAGTATGCACTCGGGAGTTTTTCTGATGAGAGAACCAAACGTTACGATGATACTGTTGCTTGCATACGCACCCTTATTTTTGTGTCTTACATGGTTACCAATATTTTTATCATTAGTGGAGTGATTCGACATTGGAATTAAAAGACTGGTTAAACTCAATCAATATGACTAAAAAGGATCTCCGTCTGGAAGATCCTGATGCAAAGTATCCAGCATATATTATCAATCGGTGCATGTCTGGGCACCTGGACACGGTTCTCTATGCTAACGAGATGAACCTACATTCACATCTAGATCCTAATCTTCAGTATTCGTTCATGCTAAATAGTGTGAGGAAACGGAAAAGATTCTCTCCGTGGCTCCGAAAGGACGAAATCAGAGATTTAGATTATGTCAAACGTTATTATGGATATAGTAACGAAAAAGCAAAACAGGCTCTGAGCATTCTTACCAAACAACAATTGTTATTCATTAAATCTAAATTTGAGACTGGAGGAAAAAGATGATTAGTGAACCTGAAGTCCGGTGGTCTGCCGACCAAATGATCGAAGTTACCCTAAATGAACCCGATGACTTTCTTAAGGTTCGTGAGACTCTGACTCGTATTGGAGTTGCATCTCGCAAAGAGAAAAAGATTTATCAGTCCTGCCATATTCTGCATAAGCAAGGACGATACTACATCGTACACTTTAAGGAACTGTTTGCTCTGGATGGCAAGCACGCTAACCTGACAGTGAACGATG